CTGAACACCATAGCGATAAGCATATGGAGTTTATGAAAAGGCGAATGAGAGCAGGAGACACTTTTACCCAAGCCCATAAAAAGGCACAGGCAAAGGTGGGCAAATGAAAAAACGTAAATCTGTCAGTTTAACTTTAGGTAGAGGGGAAAAATCTAAGAAAGGTGGTCTTACTGCAAAAGGTCGTGCAAAATACAATCGTGCTACTGGTAGTAACTTACAAGCACCTGTTACTGAAAAAAATCCTACTGGTAAAAGAGCAGCTAGAAGAAAAAGTTTTTGTGCTCGTATGAAAGGTATGCCAGGTGCATTAAAAGATAAAAAAGGCAGACCTACAAGAAAAGCGTTAGCTTTAAAAAGATGGAGGTGTTAATCAATGACTTATGCAATCCCAGGTCAAATTAGAACAAAAATTATTACCTCTACTTCTGTTGGTGGTGTAGATAGTCCTTTTACTAGAACTAGAGCAGTTTTAGATATGATGAAGGGTTGGGAAATAATGAAAGCTGTTAGTGAAGGTACTGAATATTTAAGAGAAAACAGTGAGGCATTTTTACCATTAGAACCAAGAGAAGATTACACAGCATATATGGCAAGAGTAAATCGTGCTGTATTTAGTCCTTTTACTCAAAGATTAATAAGAGCAGCTACAGGTTTAGTTCTTAGAAAACCAATAACACTTATTGGAGATCCTTATTGGACAGAAATGTTCAAGATGGATGTTGATGGTTGTAAATCAGATTTAGATGAATATGCAAGAAGAGTATTAATGTGTTCTCTTACTTATGGTCAAAGTCATATTCTTGTAGATTACCCTGCTCCATCTGGTGCTGTTAGTCTTGCTGAAGAAAGAGCACAAGATCGTAGACCTTATTGGATTGAAGTCGATCCTAATAATTTATATGGTTGGAGACTTGATAGAGAATCTAATTATGGAAATCTTATTCAAGTAAGATTAGCTGAAAAAGCTGTATTACCTGATGGAGATTTTGGAGAAAAGGTATTTGAACAGATAAGAGTTATAGAGCCTGGAAAATATAGAGTATTTCGTAAAACAGATCAAATTGATGAGATGTATGATCTTGCGGATAATTCATATGCTGGAGAATTTGATGCTCAGACTACAGGCGAAGAATATAAAGAAGTTGAATCTGGTGAGTTTTCTCTTGGAGAAATACCTTTAGTTACTGTTTATTCTGGAAAAACTGAAAATTTAGTAAGCAAACCACCTTTACTTGATATTGCATATCTTAACCTTGCACATTTCCAAAGACAGGCTGATTTGATTCATAGTTTACACGTTGCATCTCAACCAATGCTTGTGATGGAAGGTTATGACGATCAGACAAAAGATTTAGCTATATCTGTTAATTATGCAATGGCAACTCAGCCAGGAAATAAAGTTTATTATGTAGAACCAGCCTCTAGTGCTTTCGATGCTCAGTCTGCTGAGATAAAAGAATTACAAATGCAAATGGCTACTCTTGGTATTAGTACACTTAGTCAACAAAAATTTGTAGCTGAATCTGCTGATGCAAGAAGATTAGATCGTGTAGACACGAACTCTATGCTTGCTATGGTATCTATGGAATTAGAGCAAAAACTTCAAAAAGCATTTAATTTATCTGCTCAATATGTAGGCATTGAACCACCAGAAGTAAAGATTAGTAGAGACTTTGATATTGAAAGATTGATTGGACAGGATATTACAGCCTTAACATCTCTATTCGATCAGCAAGTCATTGATAGAGAGGAATTTAGAGATATTTTGGTGCAGGGAGAAGTGTTACCATCAGCGAATGAGGCTAAATCTGAATAGTTTGGTAAACTAGAAAGCAAGTACATAAATTACTATGGGCAAATCTTTAGACAAGGTTCTTCAATCTGATGGATCTTACAAGTGGGAAATGGTTGAATTTCAACCAGAACTTACTGAAACAAAAACTGTAAAAAAAACAGCTAAAAAGAAAACTACTACAACTACAACAACTGAAGAATAATTATGATCGAAGAAAAAGTTATCCAGAGTGAGTCTGTGGCTACCTCTGAACAGTCTGTGGCTGTTGATGATAATAATGTTCAATCAACATCAACCCCTGCTGTAGATTATCAAGCAAAATTTGAAGCAGCCGAAGCTCAAATGCAAGCAGAAAAAGAAGCTAGATTAAAAGCTGAAAAAGGTTTTTCTGAATTGAAAACTAAGGTTGATGATATGTATAAGAAGGCAGATGAAAAAAGAGTAAAGAATTTAGAAGATCAAGGACAATACAAAACCTTGTGGGAAGAAGCACAACAATCTAATCAAAAAATAATTAGCGAAAATACATTACTAAAACAAGAGATGGAAGATTTAAGAACTTCCAATGAAAGAGCAGGAACTAGAACTTCTGCACTTTCTACAATTAGTAATCTTGGTGCTATTAATGCTGAACAGACTTTATCTCTTTTACAAGAAAAAATTACGAAAGATGATTCTGGAAAAGTTGTAATACTGGAAGGCGGTATAAAACAAGACTTGGATCTTTATGTAAAGAAATTAAAAAATCCTGGCAGTGGTTGGGAACATCATTTTAAACCAAGTACTGCTGCTGGTATGGGTGCAAAACCTAGTCCAACAAGTAATGCAGGTGGAGGTCAACCTAACCCATGGAAAACGGGCAATATTACACAACAAATGCTAATATCTGAACAAGACCCCCAACTTGCTGCTGTGCTGCAAAGAGAGGCATCTCAGTAATTTAATTTAAATAATTTTTCAACAAATAAGTCTGTGGCTTATGGGAAAAGTTATTTATGAATCTGTGATTCTGTTTTACATTAAATTACTTTCAAGTTTGTAACTTGAATGGTCGGTTAAGTAATTTTATTAGGAGGAAGAAATGGCTGCTCCATTTCAGAATTACTCTGGCGGTGTCCTACTTGCAGACATCGTAAAGAGAAATAATTTTGCTGCTTATGTTTCTGAAGCAGTAAAAGAGCGTAGTGCTTTTATTAGAAGCGGTGCGGTTGTACGTAACCCACTTCTTGATTCAAGAGAAGGTGGAACAAGAATACAAGTTCCAGAATTTAATCCTGTCTCTCCAACTGAAGAAATCATTGATGGTACTGCTACATGGGGTACTAGCAATGGTGGTTATTTAACACCACAGAAGATTGGTACAGGAACACAGGTTGCAACCATCTGTCATAGAGGTTTTGCGTATGCTGTGGATGATGTAGCTGTATTGGCTGCTGGTGAAGATCCAATGGGTCATATCAGAGATCAGCTTGCAGATGCAATCAACAAACTAAATTCAACACGTTTGTTCTATCAACTTCATGGTTTATTTGGTAGTGCTTTATCAGCTAATGCTCTTGATTTAGCAGTTGCTGCATCTTCTGGTGCTGCTGAAGCTAACTATCTAACAGCAGCTACAGTTGCTAGAGGAAGATCACTTCTTGGAGAAAGAGGTGAAGAGCTAGATACAATCGTAGTTCATCCATCTGTTGCTTACTACCTATATCAGGTTGGTATGTTAACATTCTCTACTTCTGCATTATCAACTGGAACTGGCATCCAATGGGGTGGCGGTGGTGTTGGTGTTACTGATACATCAGTAGGCCAATTCGCTGGTATGAATGTAGTTGTTGATTCTTCAGTTAACTCTGTAGTTCCTGGTTCAAGTGGACACATTAAGGAGTTCTACTGCTACTTAATCAAGTCTGGAACAATCCTTGAGGGTGTTCAGCAAGACTTGGCTATTGAAGCAGAAAGAAACGTACTTTCTAAGCAGGATGTTATCTCAGTTGATTATCACAGTACTTATCACATCATGGGTACTAAGTGGAATGATGCTTCTGATAACCCAACAAACTCTAACTTAGGAGCAAAAGCTAAGTGGGCATTAACATATGATGCTGACTTAATTCCTATTGTTCAGTTAACAGTTAACACACCACTTGATAATACAACTCTTTAATAGATAAGATTAAATTGTGGTCATCAAACCTCATCAAATATTGGTGGGGTTTTTTCTTTACGCTACAATAAAACTAAATTACTTTAATAATCGTGGCAGCTACCATAATTGCAACTTTAAAAAGTGAAACAGCTAATAGTTATGTCACTTTGTCTGAAGCTAATGATTACTT